GTTGTGTAAGAGTAGGTTTGTGTTTCTCCGACTCCAACAGTATCAGCAGTCAAGCCGCTACCATCTGCAACACTTTCAGTCGCTTCATTTGCCACTGTTTCGGCACGTCCTGCAACTTTGTTCAAGTCTACTTTTTTCAACGAAACGCCATCATCAATAACAACAAATTTTTCTTGTAGTTCTGTGGTTTCGTCCAAACTTAATATATCAACTGGTTCGCTCATTTTTCTTTGTTTTTATGTTGTTTAAAATCATTTTAAATTCACTGCTTTTCATATTTCTTACTTCGGTTAAACTTAATCCTGTTGCTTTGATTGCACTCACTTCAAGAGCCAAATAACGCCCTGTTACTTGTTCGTGAACTTCGTAGTAAGGTCTTGCACCTTCTTCATAGCATGTATGTCTGTCCGATGTATTTTGTTCCCGAGTTCGTTCATCATTTCGCTCAACTCTTCCGCCACTCCGTAAACTTGCCTCAAGATACCTGTTATACGCTCGTCCGCCAACTGAAAAAAAAAGCCTGCTGAGTGGTTTTTCCATGCCTCTAATTTACTCTTAAGCATTTCGTCACTCCATGTTCCCAAATCTTCACCCTCTCGATTGATGAACAATGCTGCAATTTGCAACTTCGGGTTAATTACTCCTGCCTTTTTCATCTCAACAGCATGAATAAGGTTGTACATTTTAACTGCCGCATCTGCAAACTTAGTATTGTTCAAATCTTCATAAATTCGCCTCTGAATACGTCCGAACTCGTCAGGTTCGAGTCCATGCAAAAATGAAAACATGAGTTTCTCCAATGCAGGCAAACGCCCCACATGTACATCTGTGTGAACGTGCCACACTTCGCCGTTTAGCTTGAATGTGCCGTTGTTTATCTCAATCTGTTCCATATCATTTCAATTATTGCGGTTAATATTATAGTTGCGCATGTCGTACCGATAGTATCAATTATGTGAGAATTGAAAACCATGGTCCAAAAGGTTATTTGTCCAGCGGTGCAATATGAGCAAAAGCCAAACGGTTTCAAAGCATAAAACAGCCATTTTCTGTTGTTCTCCAACAGCTCCCAATGGTAATTGATTTGCAGCCACTCTGTATATAGAATGTGCTTCACAAATAACACTACGCCTATTATGTATATAGTTTCCATTAGCTTTCGGGTTGATTACATTGGTTTAAATTCTGTAAAGGCAAATCATCAAAACACATACTTCTCATGTAAAATTCAAATTCAAAATCAATAGTAAATGCTACATACGGACACTTGATGAATGTTCTATCCCAGTCAAACTGCTTAAAGTCCGATTCATTGAACTGGTATGTTTGCCTGAGTACATGAATGCCAAAGGCTCTACCTGCTTGTTTCATATATCGGGGTACATTTCGCATTATGTCGGCTGCTATCATGTCGGCTGTGATTTCCTGAGTGCTTAGTTTTTCGGTGTTTACCCAAACATACATTTTTGCGTTTGCATTCATCTTATCAATACCCTCTGTCATTTCGTCCTGTTTTCGCATTGCCGACTCCATCCAAAAGAGCAAAGATTTGTTTTCACGTTTCGGGACCAGTACGATTTCACAATCGGTATTGCAGTTTTTTTGAGTGTAGTTTTTAGTCACAGGAAAGTTTTTGACCTTATTGCCGTCTTTGACTTGTCCTTTTCTGGCCACTCCATACGTATTACCCATCAAGTAATTGATTGACCCTCTTAGCCTCGTATTGATATAGTTGATTATTTCTGCTGTCATTGTATTGCTTGTGTTAACCAGTCCATTATGCCATCTGTTACCATGTCCATTTCTGACTCCGAAAGTCCGACTATTTCCCTTCCCTCACGCTGTACGTTTTCCAAGTATTTTTGCACTTGTTCAGGATCATCAAAACCGACTGCGACCTCAACCTCATTTTCTGTTTCCGTGACTTCCAGAACTTTCAAATTCAGGAACATGTCGCCTGTGAGCGTGAAGTCTTTTCCTTGTACCTGTTTGCCCCATGCCCTGCGAAAGTCAGCATAAGACAAACCACCCTTTGCCTTTTCAACTGCTGAACGAACTGAGGCGGGCGCAATGCCTGTCTTTACATATTTGTCGTATTTGTTTTTTGATAGTGGATATTCAGAATAAGAAGTAAATGCAACGCCGTTTTCGTCCACTCTCTCAAATCGGATTCTGTTTAAAATCAAAGTAATGCTCTCTTCGGCGGCAATTGATAACTGCTGCGAAAGTCCTTGTTTTAGCACGTCTCTGATTTCTTCTGTCATACAGCCCTGCGTTTTATCATTGTTTCCTTAGTTTTAAAGCATCCTGAGTACTGTAATACGTCTGGACTTTGTGCAATAAATTCACAATGCTGTGAGAATTTCACGTCCCATAAACTGATTGCCGCCAGCATATCTTCAGGGTTGACCTTTTCAGGTGAGTTTCTGTTTAGTATATCAGTGTAGATTATTCCTGCTGCCTTGTAGCGAATTGCAAGCGCTAATGATAGTCCGAAGTCGTCCATGTAGTCAATGTCAGTATTGCAAGTGAGTTTACTCATGTCACATATTGACTCAATATTAAACATCATGCCTGGTATGTAGTCGCACTCAGCACATTCACATCTTAGTTTTTCCAAGTCTGAAATGCCTGTGTAGTTCACTTGATTGTAGCCGAAGTTTATCAGTTGCCTCCATGATGCCTTGAAGTCAAAGTACGGATTATTGCAGTCGAACTTGTAAGAGTCGCCACAGCATTTGTAATTGAACATCATAGGTTTCAGATTGGTGCTATACACAAAAAAGTATTGAGAGTGTTTGACCCCCTTTACATCACAGTTTAATAGTATCGGAGATGTTAAGGTGTGTTTTTGCAATACGCCACCATTAACGGTCAGTTGTATAGTTGCAACAGGCTGCAAGAAGGGATTATACACTGAAATTGAAACATTGCCCGAATCTCTAAACATTGTAGTGATCTGGTCAATTTTAATCTTCGTGTCTTTCAAATTATTCAACAGCATACGGAAAACAATGTGTGTTTTGCCACTGCCATAGAATTTCGCTTTGTCCTCTTTGCCTAAAAGTCCGTTGATTTTCGGGCGTTTCTCGAAGTCGTTACTCTCGTTAATCAGTCGAAGCACCTCTGAATGTGTAAGTGTGTATGCCTGCTCAAGTGCCTTGTCGGTGATTTGCTCCCATTGCCCACGCTCACAGTCCTCAGTGTCAAGTACTTTCTGCAAATTGAAGCCTTCGAGTTCAGACAAATATAAACCTGACAGCGGGTTGATGCTGTCAGGTTCAAAACAATTGCAAGAAGTGCGGGTAACACCCACTATTTTCAACTCACACATAACTGTTTATTTTTAGCTGTGTGGGGCGTTTCCGCAAGTCAATGCCAATACACCTGTGTTTGTTGCTGTACATCCCACAGGATTGCTGAACAGGTCGAAACGTGCGAATGGCTTAAATTTGAATGTTGAGTGATGTTTGGAGTCAGAATCACAAGTTTCAAAGATTTGGAGGTTGATCCAAAGTCCTGGAAAAATGTTTGATTGGTAAGAAACAGCATCGTACTCTTTCATTTTCTCAACTGACTGACTGTACACAGGCTTTGATGCAAATGCAACAGAACCAGTGCCGATAAGGTAACTGATGTCTGAGCCTACGTTTACGCCTTTGATGTGTGACAAATCATAGAACGACTGAATGGCATCAAATGCAGCCATTGCGCCTTTTCCGTTGTCGTTGCCTGAGTTGAAGCGTGCCTGTGTGTATGCTCTCCAGAATGCATCGTTTCCAGTGAGCATTGCGCCGCTTGAAAACTGATTGTAATTCATTGTAAGCAACAGTTCACTGATTAAACTCTCATTCCAAAAAGCAGCAGGAATGTATGTATCTGCACCGATAACAGTTCCAATTCCAGTTGTGTACTCATTCACACCCGCAAAGCCATTGAGGCGTTGAATAATACGTGTTTGAGCGCACTCAAGTAAACGAGCTTCAGCAGTCGCAAGTCCAAAAGCAATAGCCTCAGTGAAATCAAATTCATTATCTCTGTAATCAATCTGATTCAGTTTGAATCCTGCTTGTTTTTCGTGAGTGAGTGTGTACTTTTGTTTACCAGAGGTCAAAAGAGGAACATCAGGGGCGCATGCCTCTGTGTCTTCACATTGCACTTGGCAGGCTTTCTGCCAAATTAATTCTACCTCAGTGTCTTTTTCGCTTCCGCCAAACATGGGGGCGAGATTTGCAGTTTGTACAGCCTGAATAGCCATAAGCGTTTCAAGTGTACGTGGTTGCACCTGTAATTTAGTGCGGCTGTCAAAAAACAGCTCAGCAGCTCTGTCACGAGCAGCGTTTAAAATCGTTGGAGTTAGATTCATTGTAAATTGTATTTGATTAATATTCGCTTGGTTGTAGCCGTGACGTGGCTGGACGAATAGCTCTTAACGGGAGCAAAGCGAAATATTAACGACAAAGATAAGGCATAAAAACGCCCTGCATCATAACATGAATGTTATTTCAGTGCATTCAATATGTGTTCAGCTAATCGCCTTGCTTCATCTTTCGACAATACACCCCCAGCAAATCCGTATCTTCCCCATTCTACACCAAATGAAAACCCATCCTCTTTGCCACACACATATTTACACTCTTTGGAAATTGCAATTGTTCCAGCGCCAATCACATTGAAATATGAATTATTTGATTGTTTTGATTTTTCTTCCATGTTGTTTTTATTTTAATGTTATTTTAAAACGCTTCTTTCAGCAATAACCTGCAATTATCTGCAAGTTGGCTTCTTTCATTCCAAAGTGTTTCTTCTTCACTTAGCGGCAAGAGGTACGTCAACTCATTGCCTTTTCGAGCTCTACATATTACCTTTACTTCTTTTTTCTTTGCCTCAACTCCCACCCATACATCTGACATGCCATGATGTTTGCACTGTGACACATCAAATTGAATGTTGTTCAAGTCGAAGCATGAAACACCAGTACCAGGCAAATCAATTTCAAAATCTTCTGAACTGTCAGCCTTCCAGTGTTGGTAATTAATCTGGTCTGTGAATTTTTCGGGGTTTTCTTTCAGTTTCCTTCCGTGTGATGTGATTATAGCCTTTGGATTTTCACATAGTTTCAGTATGTGATTCAATACGTATTGCTCTGAATAGCGCAAATCGTCATCAACAGTAAAGTATATTTCGGGGCGTTGTTCTTTTGCCCAATACATTTTGCCTGTATCTCTCAGGTTTTCGCCGCCAATCATTACCTCAGTTCTTCGTCCGCTTATGTAGTTCGGGGCTTCTTTGTATTCGTTCAAATACAAGCGCACTTTATCAATGTACTTGTTTTCAAACAGTGAGTTATATGAGTCCCTGAGTATTCCTTTTCGTTTTGGATATGTTGCCATGTTGGCCGTGATAGTCGTAAGTTCGATTTCAGAATTGTGCAATACCGGCTTTACATATACAGGCAGCTTGGGAGTGTCTTCTAAAATAAACTTTCCGTACAGCGTTCTGGCATGTGAGCCAAAACCTAATTCCTTACTCTTTGTGATTTGTTCAGGGTGTTGGCGGTGCATGAAGTGCATTCCTATGTTTTTCAACTGCAACACTCTTTTTGCACGTGTGGAAAACTCTGTATCAGCTGAAACAGGCCATGCACGAAAAGAGCCAAGTTTGTCATAGTCTGATTTCATCATGCAGCATATACCCGAATAGCGAGAATACACATACACACCTTTTTTCACAGTTGTAAACATTTTTTCAATCATTCTTGGCTCCATAACATCGTCACTGCCAAAGATTGAAAATGCCTCATTTTGGGGAATCTTAGAAATTAAAGTGTTCAGCGTAACATACGTGCCTCTGTTTTCAGGAAAATAAAACAGCCTCATGTTCTTGTATTGCTTCTTAGCCGAAAGCACACTAAGTAATGTTTCCATACAGCCGTCAATGCCGAGCCATATAACATCCGCTGCCTTTGCTGACATCAAACACTCGTGTATGTATTGTGTGTTATTCCATGTAGGAATGATTACATTTCTTTTCATTTTAGGTTTGTGAATTTGTTTAGCATGTCGTATCTTCTCTCCTCGTTGGCAATGTCTGAATAGTTCATTCTTTGTATCGCCATCATAGGGTCTATTATGTAGCAGTTGCCTTGTGGTTGAATCCTTCTTGCGATATAAGTGTCCAGATTCCTGTATTGGTGTATCTGCTCAATCGGCGTGTTGATAATCCGTTGACAAAATTCGTAGCCAACAAAGTAAGCATGCAGGCACCAACCGCCCATCAATGTAAGTAAGTTTTCGGAGTATTGTTTTACTTCCCATTTTTCATTTAGTCTCAGCTCTTCGGCCGTCCACACATTTGCACCCAAATACAGCACATCAAAGTTTTCAGGTAGTTGTTCCATCGCATTGAAAAACAGTTCCCATTGTCCTAATATTTCAGCATCGTCCTCAAAAATTAAAAGGTATTCATCGGGTTTGCATTTTCTCATCACTTCGATATGTGACAACGTACAACCTATATTGCCCTGCTTCATCTCGATTGCCTCAAAGCGATTCACGGCAAAGGGTATGTTTTGTTGTGAAAAAAGCGACCATCTTTCAGGTCGCTTCTTTAGATTTATGCAGTGTGCTGTGAATTTCATAACAACCCTTTTTCTTTCAGTACGTCGGTGCCAAATGTTTTGTAAGCGATTCTTTCCTCGCCTGACATCTTCTCTCTTGTTTTCTCAAACTCCTCAACAGATGAAGGAGGCGCAAATGTGAACTTGCCGTCCTTATCTTTCGTTGGTGTGTGTTGCCCTTTGTTGGGGTCGTCAATCGGATTTGGTTTACCTGCTACTTTCTTTTCAAAAAATGTCGGTGCATCCATCTCGATTTTCCGTTTTGCGGTGATGAGGTTTTTGTCCGCATCCTCCAGGCGCTTGCCGTCCTTGTCAATGAGAATAAAGTCCTGCTTGTTTGGGATTTCTTCGAGTTCGTACCCGTCAAAGACCATCCCGAAGGCTGACAGTTGACGCTCTGCGATTTGTGGCGATTCCGGCAGTTTATATTCCTTTGATAGAATGTCTTTCATTACAGACTTCAAAACGTCTGTTTTCTTGCTTCTGTCAATCTGCCTTTTGTACGATTCAAATTCATTTTCCTTTTTCAGGTACTCATCCTTTTTCACGTAGTTTTCATTGATTGACTGCTCTAATTGAACATACACTGGTGAGGCTTTGATTTTCTCCTCGTCTGGCAGCTCAACTTTCAACTGCTTAATGCTTGTGAGAATATCCTCAAATTTGGCATCTTCTGAAATTTCCAGCTTTGGGTAAATTGTTTTCATGCCGTCTTTCACCTTTTTATATGTTTCAATTTGTCCCTTCTTGTAGAAGTTGTCTTTCAGTTCTGTCAGTTTCTCCTCTGGAGTGATAACAGAATTTAGTTTTTCACGCAACATTGTTTGCAGTGCTTCGGCGTTTACCTTTTCATCTGCAATTACCTGTTTTGTGACCTCCTCCACTGTTTTGCCAGTGAATGTTGCGATTGTCTTAATGAATTCTTCTTGCATCTTTGTTTGGTTTTAGTTTTGAATTGCTTTCTTTGCTTCCGCTTTGGTTTTCCAGCCCTGAACGACTGAGGGGTCGATTTTGGTCATTGCCAAAGCATACTCCTTTAGTTCATACAGTTTCATTTCGTCCAGATTTGGGACTTGTTGTTGAGTTTCTTGTGTCTGATCTTCATTGGTGCTTTCCTCAACAATGTTTTCCTCATTGTCAACCGTTGCGCCCATTGCTTCCGCTTTCGCATGAGCGATGTCGATTAACGCTTGATTCACTGCATCTGCTTTCGGAGTTGTGACCTTTGCGATTCCTGCGGTGGGGTTTTGTCTGCCCCCTGCAATTGTCCATCCGTTTTCGGTCATAGACTTGGTTTGGCTGATGTCACGCATGCATGATACGGTTTCATCACCCATTTTCTTGATAAATTTTACTTGTGCCATTTTGTTTAGGTTTATGTTTATACTAAAAAGTTTCATTTCTCTTTGTTGTGCTTGGTTTCCATCCGCATTGCATGAACATAGAGGCTTTCAAGACTGCTTTTATCCTCATTCAGTCCGCTATCTTCAATGAATAGTCTTACAGCCTCATTACGTGAGCAGTATTTGCCTTCCACTTCACGCCCTGACAACGCCTTTATATATCCAAACATTACTGCTGCTCTGATTTTCCGTTCAAAGGCGCTGCGAATGTCGGGCATGTCGCTATATTTGTCAATGTCGAATTTAGCCATTGTTGTTTCGCTCAAATGTTAATTCATTTTCTTGCTCTTCTAATGGAATTGAATGGTGGTGGCGTTGGCGATTGTGGTTGTTTTTGTTGGTACAATTTAGCCCCTGTTGCGTTGCTCATCCACCTTGTGCGGTGATTGCAGCCATAGCCGCCACAGTGTTTGAAGTAGTCGTAATTCTCAGGAAAATACGGTAGATTCTTTTCCCATTTTTCAACGTCCGAAACGTGAAACACCTTGCCTGCTCTCTCTATACAGAATTCTCTTGATGTTTCCATGAGTGTTCCGTCGTGGATAAAGTACTGTAAATTCAGTGTTTTTGCGAATGTTTCGGAGGCTGTACGCTCAATTTCCCATGTCATATCTTTAATCGTTGTGCGGAAATATCCAGCTATTTTGCCTGTCATTTCGCCGTCACCTTTGAATCGTTTATTGAATTCTGTCAGTGTTGAGGAAAAACTCCTACCTGTTGCGACTGTCTCCTGAAGAAATTTCCTGATTTCCAAACGCAACGGCTCGGCATTGATGAAGGTACCTAAGAATGATGAAGGTGATATTGTGCCGTTTGGCTGTATGCCGACTCTTTCCAGCATCTGCTGCACACGCTCCATTGAACGGTCCAACTGTTGCTTTGTTCCCATACCTTCAAAGTCGCTCATAATTGACTTACTCAGGATAATCATACGCTTGCCGTACCTCTCAAATATCTTTCCATATTTTTGAGTGATACGCTGCAATTCAGCATCCATTTCGCCAGATAGTTGAATGTTTTCAGGAGAGAATAATACGTTCTTTTGACCGTCAATAACAAGGCTATTCAGGTATTTGTCCGATACCCTGCCAATGTCTTTGAGCATTGCCCGAATGTCTTTTTCAAATTCCTTTATGACGGCTTCGCTATTCATCTGCTATGTCGTAACGTGTAATAGGTGCTTTCATTTTCTCTTTCAGCTCCAAAACAATACTGTCAATGATTGTCTTTTGTGCTGCATATTCAAGACTGTAAAAGTCCTTGTTTTCCATTTCAGCAAGTACAAAGATATGTTCAAACATCAATACCATGATTCTGATTTCGCTGTCAGTTGGCAGCCCTGCAATTAGCATTGATTTCTCTTGCGCTGTAAGTCCTGAAGTGATGTTAAATAGTTTCTTTGTTTCGTATTGCTTCAATCCTTCAGGGTCGTTTCTTAACTCCGTTTTTGCCAATTTATCAATCATTGAATTGAGAATGAACGAAGGAATGTTGTTTGTTATTGCTGTTCCGATTTCATTCATTTGCTCAACGACTGTCTTTAACTTCATGTCACGATCAACATAATAACTTACTTTCACCTTTTCATTGAACCCGAACAGGTTAGCCATTTTTTCCAAAATAAATTGGTATGTCTGGCAGTACTTCACTGCAAAGGGGTACAGTATATCATACACGTTTTGCAGCTCAATGTTTTTTTCGGTTGCTGTTGCTGAAATTTCGGAACGTGTGAAAATATCGCTGTTCATTGCCGTTTTTTCAATCTCATCAATGGAATACATTATTTCCTCCTTCTGATGCTTCACGATGTCAATTGGCAGCTGAACGTAATGAACCAGCTTCGATAACTCCATCATGTCGGCAACATCTCTTGGGATAGGTAATTGAACCGTGTCGATTCCGCTTTCGTGATTCGGTTGTAGTCCAGTGCCTTTACAGTTCGGGCAAATCGCACCATCTGCCAGTGTGCCGCCAACGCAACCATGGTAGGCGCATTTTCCTGCATACTCAAATTTCTGCATGAAAACATGAATGATAGTGTTTATGTCGTATTCGGACACCTGAGAAACTAAACGCTCAATATCCGGACGTGCTTTTTCAAGAGGAGAAACAAACATCTCTGGATTTACAGAGCTGCGAATGTAGCCCACTTGCATTGCAAATGCTTCATTATAGTCGTACATGGACGATTGAACAATGTAGTTTTGAATGACTCTGCTGCTGCTCAGAATTTTGCCAAAGTCATCAATTTTTACAGTTTCCTGAGTGCGCACCTCTGTACGTGATGCCTTCATTACGAAGTCAAGAGAATACAGGTAATAGTCCTGACCTTCTTTGAAAATCAAATACTTTAACTTTCCGTTGATGTACTTGTATGTAATAACATTCTCTGAGGCGACCTCTCTCAAATAAGGCTTCACACCCTCGTCTGTGTTGTAAAAGTCAACCACAAGCCACGCATTGGGGTCAAGGAACTGCAATTCTTTGTACCTATTCATCCAGTATTCCTCAACTGTGTCGAATTGAAAAAACAAGGCTCTCGCATTGTCAAATGATTTCTTTTCTTCCTCTCCAAGTGATTCCGTATCAACGTCGATATTTACGTTGTTGTTCCTGAGCGCCTTCATGTATGAATCTCGTACATTTTGAGAAACACGAGGCAGCAGGTGCTTCGTTATTCGCAAACGTGCCGTTTTTTCTGTGGGTGTTTCTCTTTTGTCGTAGCTTCTTACATACGAATCAAGCCCAACGCCTGTCATCCATGACTTATAGTCTTTGGCTAACTCAGTAGTCTGCTTGTATAGTGCATGCTTTTTAGTGAGGTTGTTAATAAACAGTTCCTCATATTGTCTTTTTAACGGTATATTTTGATTTTCCATGCTGCAAATATATTACTTTTTTTTATTTGTGGTTACTTTTTTTTAATTTCCCGCGAAGTATAAAACTCGTTCCGTTGTGATTTCAAAGTCATAGTGTGATGTTTCGTCCACTCCAGAACTCAGATAATATATAATTGACCCTTTGCGCAACAATATGCCTGTTACAGGCCTTTTGAGTTGATCGGGGTCGGTTTTCAGATAAACTTCTTGTCCTATGTTGTATTTGAATGTCATACTTATTTCTTTTTATAGTGAGTTTCGTAAATGCCTCTGAATGCCTCTGTAAGTAAGTAATCGCCACAGTCTGACAAGTGACCATACTTTTCATACGTGATTTTGTTTTCGTCTTTTGCCGTTTCCTTGTGCTTTCCACCCTCTGAATTTTGCTTAATAAATAGCAAGTCATCAATGAAATACTTACACTTTTTGTTCACTCTGATGATTATGTTATGTTTGCCTTCTAAGAGTGAATTTACAAAGTTTTGTCTAATCAAATGTGGTTCGTTTTTGATTCCTACTCTGTTGCTTGTGTTGCTTAGTAACGGTTTGAGAATGTCAAATATAATCTCATAGTGTGTTTTCATTTCGGCAGTTGCGCCTAATCTCCGCTTTCCTGTTGAATCACCATAAACAAATGCCCCTGCATTGTGTGTGTAGTATCTTTTTAATACCTCTTTTGCACATGCCTCTGTGTTATTGTTCGGGTGCTTCATGATGACCTCATCAATGAAATTAACGTAAATATAATCATCCTGAATGTCGATTTGTGCAACCAATGCAGGCGTATAAGGGTTGACATTTTGGTCAAAACTCACATGTAGAGCCTTTTCGGGCATGTACTGAACATCTGAAACGTGCTTTTGAATGCTGAAACTGCTGTAATACTCTCCGCCTGTTGCGCTGAATGGATAGCCGTATATGAGAGCCTTTGACCTTTCTTCGCTGTTGTTTGCCTGTATGTTTTCGATGTACCCTTCGGGCAAGTTCGATAGATTATGAAATGTACTCGATATAATCACTTTTTTGTTTACAGTGCGAGAAACATAATACTCTGTTTTACTGATACACCTTCTTGTTATCTCGCCAATACTGTTATCCATCTCAAACCACTCATTCAGCCATTTGACCTTTGCTGGAGATGTGAAGATATACAGGGGACAAATATCTTTGCCTGCTTTCTTGATGCCTTTTTGTCGGAGCCTGGCAATAATAACCTCTTTAACGTCTGATTCTCTCGTGTCCTTTGTTTCGTCCAATATACCCCAACCAAATTCTTTTCCATCGTGCGCCTTTGCATTTTCCATTGATCCGATAAACACACTGCAACCGTTTATGAATGAGATTATGCCGTAATACTCTCTGAATGATGAATCAATGACATGAAAGTGTTTAGGCGGTTTCTTATCAACAACATAATGTCCTGTGCCTGTTTTGTCGTTGTATTCGTAAACACCCAACGAAGCCCACACCTGAAATATACGTGTGAGGGTTGATTGTGACAACTGTAAGTGTGTGTTTGCGCCGATAAAGCCCTTAACCTCTGGATTTTCTTTTATGTACTTGATTGAAACTATGCCTGCAATATGTGACTTGCCACTTCCTACGCCTGCTAAAAACAGCGTTATCGGAGCGGTGGAACTCAGTACTTCACGTTGTGGCTTACTTATCTTCATCCACTTGAATGATTATCGGTGGTAAATTCGTGTTTATCTTTTCGCCTCCTGTGGTGTGGTCGATTTTGTCAGGTGCATTATACCCTAACATCTTGCAAATACTCTCAAGTGCCTTTTCCTTGCTAAATAGTTTTATTTTAACATACTCAGTATGCATGACAACACCCTCTTCATTGTCGCCTAATACACGCTTAATGGTTTTTGTTTCTATGCTCTCAATACACGCCTTTTGGTCGTCTGTCAATTGCTCGAATTCTTTTAGTTCTATCCAAGTATTATGAAGGTGCGCTATTGTGGTAAATGCAATCTTTTGATACTCCTCAAGCACTCGAAGCCGTGAAATACCTGCTTGTTTTTCGATGTCTGCCTGTATCTCTTTGATATACTGTTGAATGTTAGGTTTTCTTAGGTTTTCATGTGCTGTTACTGCTGCTGTTTTTTCTGAGTACCCTGCTACGATTGCAGCCCTTGTTCCGTTCCAATCATAGATGTATTCACGGCAAAACGTTTTTTGTTTTTCGGTTAATGATTCAAGTATGCTTTCGGTGTCTTGGTCTGCTTTCATTTTACCGTTGTTTGCTTAGATTGACTTCAATCATGTAGTTTGTAGTTTCTTTTTTTGCGGTCGAATCAGTTTGATAGTCAACCCTTACATGCTCCACGATTAAGCCTGTTTTCTCAGTGTATGATTTGAGCAGAGCTTCAATACTTTCGATTAATTCTTTTGTTTCCATGCTGCAAATATAGTTAATTTATTGACTCGATGCAAATTTATTTTTAACTTGGCTTCCAATTATCCACAACAACTGAATGTGTGTTGCCGTATTTGTCCGCTTCTTTGCGCTCCGAGATGTTCAGGTTTACCCATCCCTTTTCGTTGAGGTTGGCTGTGAGTTTCTCAATGTCACTTCGACTGAATGACACTTTCATTAGTTCTCCGTACTGTGTTGTGATTTTCTTTGCGCTGCCGCAATAGATTTTTTGTTCGCTCATATTGGTTTAGGTTTTTAATTTAAAAATCTCCTTCCGCTACTTGTAGGCACGTAAGCCCAAGTTCTCGCCACTTTTGCACCATTGAGTTTCTGTCTTCCAAAACAAAAGCAACTTCATTTAGTTCAATACCTGCTTTTTTCAGTAGTTCGGGTTTTACCTCAGTGTCGTGGCGATGGTCTTTGTCTGGGCGCATTAAAAGCAAATTGCGATTTACAACTTCTGTTTCAAAATGCTTTTTCATCCAATTAATTGTTTTTTCTCGGCAGCTTTCCCTTCTTCCTGTGCAAAATACTAAATTATACCCTGCCCAATACAAAGTGTCAACCAAGCTGATTATTTGGTCTATTGGTTCATCCTCAAAGCAATCATTGTAGAATGAGTCCCAATCTTTGGGGTCGCTTTGTAAGTACTTTAGTCTTTCTCCGACTTTTGATATTGTTCCGTCAATATCTACGATTACGATGTCTTTCATAGGTTTATTTTTTACAAAGTTAATTTATTCGTTTATCTGCAAGTTATGCGCAATTTGTTTTAATTTTTTTTTCCTCCCCTCCTAAAGTTAAA